GGTGCCAAAGGCTGCGCCAAATTCAGCTAGTTCCAGCCCCTCCCGGCGGAAAACAAGTTGACCGAACGATTGCTTGGGACGGCCAATTACTGGGCGTTCCAGCTCGATGCGGATGACAAGGAACTCCGGAAAGCGCTCGAGGGTGCCGAACCGGATGGCATGAGGGGCGAAAGCCAGCCTCAGTTCTTTCTCACCACGATCATGGCGGCGCTGGGCAGCGTCACCAGTCTGGATGGTGGGCAGGAGCGCGCCCGCAAGGACAAGGAAGCCGCCGACAAGCTAGCCCTGGAGAACGCCCAGACACGTGGCGAAGTGGGCCTGATTTCAGAAATCGCCGAGCGATTGGGCGGTCATATCGACCGCTGCTGTTCTCGGCTCGAGCAGATTCCCGATGCACTTGGACAGTTCTGCGAGCCGCGGATCGCCGCCGTCGTCATCCCGGAGTGCCGCCGGCTCATCCATGAAGCGCGCACTGAGCTTGCCACCGATCTGGCCACGCTTGGCGCCGCTGCTAGCGGACCGGTGGACACCTCCGCCGAACCAGACAGTGAGTCAGTGGGCGGACAGCAACCGGCGCCTGTCGAGCGAAAGCAGCGCCGAGCCCGGACTGTGGCGAACTGATCGCGCCGCCTTCCAGCGCGGGATCATGGACGCTGCGCAAGAGGCGGGCGTCACGGAAGTCGTGGTGATGAAGTCTGCCCAGGTCGGGTGGACCGAGATCCTGAACAACACGATCGGGTACCACATCCATCGTGTACCGGCGCCGGTGATGTTGCTGCAGCCGACGCTGGACATGGCAGAGGCATGGAGTAAGGACCGTCTGGCACCGATGGTGCGGGACACGCCGTGCCTGAATGAGCGGATTGCGGACCCGAAGGCGCGCGACTCGGGAAACACGCTGCTGCACAAGCGGTTCGCTGGGGGGCATTTAACGATCGTTGGAGCGAACTCTCCGGCGAGTCTCGCGTCCAGGCCAATCAGGGTTTTGCTCTGTGACGAGGTGGATCGATATCCGGCCTCAGCCGGCACTGAAGGCGATCCGATAGACCTGGCCCGACGCCGGACGGCCACCTTCAGGAACCGCAAAGTGCTGATGGGCTCGACGCCGACGGTGAAGGGCGCATCTCGAATCGAGGCCGCGTTTGAGCAATCGGACCAGCGGTACTTCTTCGTCGCTTGCCCGCACTGCGCCGAGTTCCAGCAGTTAGTCTGGTCCCAGCTCGAGTGGGAAGAGGGGCGTCCCGAGACCGCGGCTTATGTGTGCAAGCACTGCGGCGCTCTGCTGACCGATGCGGACAAGCCGCAGATGCTTCGCGGCGGAGAATGGCGCGGTACGAAGCCGTTCAACGGCGTCGCCGGGTTTCACATCTCTGAGCTCTACTCCCCGTGGACGAGCTGGCCGGAGATGGCCGCGGCGTTCCTTCGAGCGAAGAAGTTTCCCGAAACGCTGCAGACATGGATCAACACAGCGCTCGGCGAAACGTGGGAAGAAAAGGGCGACACGGTTGAACCTGAAGGATTGCTTGCCCGCAAAGAGGGCTATGGTCCAGAGGAGCTTCCGCCTGGCGTTCTGTTACTCACGGTCGGCGGCGACGTTCAGGATGATCGTATCGAGTGTCAGCTTCTCGGCTGGGGCGCGAATGAAGAGTGCTGGATCATCGAGCAGGCGGTCTTTCGAGGGAACCCCGGCGAGCGACGGTTCTGGAACGAAGAGATCGACGCTTACCTTAAGCGACGTTACCGCACGGAAGATGGCCGAACGCTTGGCGTTGAGGCCGCAGGATTCGACTCCGGCGGACACCACACCCAAGCCGTCTACGACTACTGCGTAGCGCGGCGCCGATTCCGTATCTGGGCCGTCAAGGGCCAGGCCGGCCCGGGCCGATTGGCATGGCCGAAGCGCGCAAGCCGAGTCGCGAACTCGCGCGTCCCGCTGCATATGGTCGGCGTCGATACGATCAAGTCCACCCTGTACGGCAGGCTTGAGAAGGTGTCGGAACCGGGTGCGGGCTACATCCACTTGCCCGCAAGTTTCGATGCGGAGCATTGCAAGCAATTGACGAGCGAGACGCGTGTCCGGGTCTACGTGAAGGGACGCCCGGTGATTGTCTGGAAACCACGCGCCGCGAATATCAGACAGGAAGTTCAGGACTGCTGGAATTACGGGTACGCGGCGATGATCGGCCGCGGTGGCGGAGCATTGCTCGCGCGCCGTGCGCAGGGCCGGCTAATAGTCGCTGAGCCAGGCGAAGTAGAGCCTGAAGAGGCGCCCCCACCGCCAGAACCGCCACCGCCTACAGCGGTCGCGCACCAGACGCCGACGCGCCTTGCACCTCCACGGAAACGTGGATGGGTCAAAGGCTGGAGATACTGAGTTGCCTGCCATTCCGACTGTACTGCCAACCAACCTCGTTGCCGGGAACACCTGGCAGTGGGATCGGGATTACGGCGACTACCCAGCGTCCACGTGGACGGCGACGGCCTACTTCGAGAAGGCCGGCAAGACGTTCAGCGCAGTGGCGACGGCGAACGGTACGGCGCAGCGCTTCACGATCGCAGCCGTTACGACCGCAAGCTATCCATCAGGCCACTACCAGATCCGGGTTCGTGTGACGGACGGCTCAAGCGTCTACATCGCAGAGTCTGGCTGGTGCGACATTCAGGTGGACCCCGCCGCAAGCGGCACGGTCGACACCCGAACCGACGCGCGGAAGATGCTGGATGCGATCAACGCATTCCTGATCGGCAATGCATCGACGGCGCAGGCGAGCATGAGCCTCGGTGGCCGGCAGATTTCCCGGTGGTCACTCGCCGAGCTCACCAAGTGGCGAGATCAACTGCGAGCTGAAGTGCGTTCGGAAGAGTCGAGTGGCAGTGGCGGCAAGGGCCGGCAGATCAGAGCGAGGTTGACGCGTGCTTGAGCGATTTCGGCACAAGGTAGCGCGCTGGCTCGCGCCGCCCGGCAAAACTCAGTCGCGAATGTACAGCGCGGCGCAGGCTTCGCGCCTGACCTCCGGATGGAATCCCGCGAACGGGAGTTCAGACGCGGAGCTTGCCAGCAGTTTGCGCCAATTGCGGTCCCGGTCGCGATCTCTCGTTCGGGACGCCAGCTACGCCAAGCGCGCGAAAGTTGTCGTCGTCAACAACGTCATCGGCTCCGGCATCGGTATGCAGGCGCAGGTGAAGACGAGCCGCGACGATCTGAACGAGCGCGTGAACGATGCCATCGAGGAATCGTGGTCGGAATGGAGTGAAGCGCTCAATTGCCACACCGGCGGTCGCCTCGCCTTCCCGCTTCTGGAGCGCGCGCTGCTCGGCCAGGTGTTCGACGCGGGCGAGATCTTCGTGCGCAAGCACTACCGCTCGTTCGGCCCGATGGGAATCCCATACGCGCTCGAGATGATCGAGGCTGAGCGCATCGCTGATGACCTGACCTACTCGGCGGCGGGCTCGGTGACGGGTAACGAGATCCGGATGGGCGTAGAAATCGACGCCTTCTTCCGGCCGGTGGCCTACTACATTCGCAAGCGGCACCCAAGCGAGCTTCGGTTTACGGCGGGTTCGCCGAACGATATCGAGCGTGTGCCGGCTGATCAGATCATCCATCTCGCGATTGTTGATCGCTGGCCCCAGACTCGCGGCGAGCCGTGGATGCACACGGCACTCCGGACGTTCAATGACATGTCCGGGTACACCGAAGCGGAGATCACGCGCGCACGAGTGCAGGCCTGCACTCCAGGGGCGATCGAAACGCCAGAGGGCGCTGAGGATTTTGGCGAGGTCCAGGACGACGGCTCCGTGGAAATGGAACTGGCGCCCGGCATCATCCAGCGACTGAACCCCGGTGAGAAGTTCATCGCTGGCGCGGTCACCGCCCCGAACCCGGCGCTTGACCCGTTCATGCGCTACATGCTGCGAGAAGTCGCGGCCGGTGTCGGCGTGAGCTACGAGTCGATCTCACGCGACTACTCGCAAAGCAACTATTCCAGCTCGCGGCTGGCGCTGCTCGATGACCGTGACCTGTGGAAGTTCTTCCAATCGTGGTTCATATGTGAATTCCGGTATCAGGTGCATCGCGACTGGCTTCAACAGGCGGTCTTGTCCGGCAAGGTCGCCGGTGTCGACGTTCTGCAGTACGCAGCGAATCGCAAGAAGTTTGAGGCGGTGCTCTTCAAGCCCCGCGGCTGGAGCTGGATCGACCCAACCAAGGAGGTCGAGGCGTACGAGAACGCGATCGACAACGGGATGACCACGCTGACCGACGTCATTGCCAATACGGCCGGCGGGCAGGACATCGAGGACGTGCTGGCCACGCGCACGCGTGAGCTGAAGATGATCCGCGACAAGGGCCTCGTGTTCAAAACGAGCCCCGAGTACTACACGGCTGACGCCGTGAAGGCGCAGGCCGAAGCGAAAGCCGCAGCGGCGAAGCCGCCTGACGATACGAGTACCCCACCATCTTCCGAATCAACCCCGCCCGCGCGGGGTTTTTCGTCTCTGAAGGTAGCCAAATGAGTGAGATCAAGTTGGATTACGACGCGGCTGCTCGGCGCGCCGTGCTCACGTTCCCGAATGGGCGAACGCTGACCCTTGGCAATGTCACGGAGGAACAAGCCAAGGCTTTCAGGGAACGGCACGCGCCGGAGTTCCAGAAGCGCGACTGCTGCCTGCAGACCGTCGACGGCACGTTTACGAGAGACGGCTATGAGTGACGCCAAGAGTCGCTCTCGGGCGCTGTCCTTCTCCTCAGAAAAGACGGTCGTTCAGCGCTGGTTCGGCGGGGAAATTCTGGATCACTCCGCGAAGGCCGTCCGCATGGATTTCATGAACAGTGGCCGAGCGCCGCTGCTCATGTACCACGACACGCGCCAGCAGATAGGCGTGATCGAGAAGGCCAGCATCGGCGGCGACAAGATCGGCCATGCAACGGCGCGGTTCGGTCGCACAGCGTCGGCGTCGGATGCACTCGACAACGTCGATGACGGAATTCTGACCAACACCTCGGTCGGGTATCGAGTGCACTCGATGGTCCTCGACTCGAGCAAGGACGGCGAAGACATCTATCGCGTAACTGACTGGGAGCCTTACGAGGCCAGCCTCGTCACGGTGCCAGCAGATCCGCTGGTGGGCGTCGGCCGAGCCGCCGTCTTGCCGACCGATGCCGGACCACCCGGCAAAGACACAACCGAGTCCACCACTGAAGCCCGCTCAACGCGGGCTTCTTCGTCTTCGGCGTCAGCCGAGACCCCTTCCGAAGTTCAAACCACGGCGACCACCGCCGCAACACGAGGAGTCACCCAAGTGACGACTGAGACTACTGCCGCGGCGGGCGCAAGCGCCGAAGTGAAGATCACCGCGGCTCAGGCCGAGAACGAGCGGCGAGCCGCAATCCAGAGCCTTTGCCGCGCGAACAAGATCGACTCGCGCGTCGAGGCCCGCTGGATCGCGGAGGGCACGCAGCTCGTCGATACCACGGATGCCAACGGCAAGGTGACGGAGCGCGGTATCGCCTCTCAGATCCTGGATGTGATGGAGCAGCGTGGCCGTCAGACGCCGATGACCGCCGCGGCACTGGGACTTTCCACCCGCGAAGTGGAGCGCTTCAGTCTGTTCCGCGCCGTCCGTGCGCTCCGCTACGGCGGTCAGCGTCCGAAGCTTCTCGAGGAGGCGGCCTACGAGATCGAATGCTCGAACGCCGTCGGCAAGAAGCTCGGTCGCGAGCTGACGTCGAGCATCCTGATCCCGTCCGAAGTTCTGCAGCGCCCGCTCGGCGAGGCCGCACAGCGTGCCATGGCGACGACGCCTGGTTCGAAGGGCGGCTACATGGTGAACGTCCAGAACATGGGCTTCATCGACATCCTGCGCAACCGCTCGGTTGCGATGACGATGGGCGCTCGCGTGCTGTCCGGCCTGCAGGGCAACGTCGTGTTCCCGCGCCAGACCGGCAAGGTCTCTGTGACCTGGCAGGCGGGTGAGGGCACGAGCGTGACGGCGGCTGACCAGGCTCTGGGCCAGCTCAGCATGACGCCGAAG